CGGGGATGGATCACACAGAGCAAGCGTACAAGAAGCACATGAAACGTGAGCGCAAGTTGTATCACAAATGCTTCACGTTCTCGAATGCTGGCAGGTGCTCAGGTGATTTCACCACGTCCTGGGGTAATGGTTTAACGAATTTCTTGATACTCACCACTATAAATGTCCTTCGAGGCATGCCTTTGGGTGAAGTTTCCTTATTCGTTCAACAGCGTTGCAATGCGGTACTGGAAGGAGATGACGGAATTTTCGGCCCGATCATCGATGATATTTCAGTATATGCGGGGCTTTTGGGACTAGAGATGAGCGCGGAAGAGAGCGGGTACGAACCCAGTGAAGTTTCCTTCTTGAGAAACATGTGGACGCCCGAAGGGCGGGTGCCAGATGTGGCCCGGATATTATCCAAAATGTTTTGGGTTAAGAACGGTGCCAGACTCAAAAGGAGCAAACAGTTGGCCGTACTTCGCCAGATGGCTATGTGCATTCGTGCAATGTATCCTAATTGCCCAGTGTTGGATGCTGCAACGTGGTATGTCGGCTTGAAAACCGCAGGTTTCACAACATTCGACTGCCGCCAGTATGTCAATACGTGGAAAGAGGAACATTTAGCCCGAGCTAACTTAAAGACTAAGCAAGTCAATGAGAAGCTCCGGACTTATGTAGCCGATCCGGCGCCATCTTTTTGTCCCATACCAGTGGATGTCCAGAGACACTGGGAAAATGAATTTTACTCTGGACGAATGCCACATTTGGGCATGGTCCTCAATGGACATGACGATGTGAGCAGCGGGGTGCATTCTTTCGACTTGGTGCGTTCGGAAGGATCATATCCACCCCAGGATGAGGGATATAGCAGTGAGATGACTGTTCTGCTTAATTCTCTCAAGAGCATCATGAGGGCGATCGACCCGGCTTCGGCAGGGTCGGCACCTCGAACCACTCCAGGCATCTATCGCGGGGGCGCACGCGGTAGCAGTCATGCCAGAGTGGTGGCCGCTGAAGATCCACATGAGGGGAGGCGAGTTGGTAGGCCTGACGGTGGCGATCCCACCCTGAACTCCACTGAGAGAAACCAACAAGAAACGGGCGTGACTGAGTCATCATGCCCAACCCCCACCTACGGCGCTCGCCCAGCGTCTAGCTTGAGGTTTAACAGACTTTCTAACAACAACAACCAAATACCAAGACCTCCCGGATTTCCCCGAGCCGAATGGAGGGGCCTGTCAAACAGGCAACGAAGGGGCGTCATTAACCAATTGGGGCGTAATAACGCAATTGAAGGTAGAGGAGCGTACAAAGTCCGATCCCTTGTTAAAGGGATGCGAAGACTCGGTCTCAACAAGCTCACCACTCGAATCCGAGACGTTGGCATTGGCGCGGTCGACACCGCAGCTGCCAGGAATGGAATCAGTGGGAGAGGAGCATACATGGGACCGGGTGTCTCGGTCGCTGGACGTGGTGAATACACAACGGGCCCATTATTCGAGCCACATCTGGAGCAGATGTCGCCGATTCCAGGTTCAGACACCACCGTTAAGTGCCGAGTCCGCATTGGGCAGGTCAGAGCGCCGGCATACACCGGACAGCCCAGTCGCACCATCAAGAGCATCGTGGTCAACCCAGCAGACAAGATTGTTAGCGGTGCTCTAGCCGCCCACGCCGCGGGATACAGCCAGTACCAACTGCAGTCAGCTATCATCACCGCGGTTCCACGCACGACCTCTGGGTCGATTGCTAACCCTACGGGCGTTCAAATGGTGGGCTACATGGGCTTTTTCTCAGACCCAAAGAAACGGGCTCCGGCGACAGAGGACGATTACATTGCAATGGGATGTGCCAAATTCACGCTTGAGGACATGGCTACAGTCGGAATTGAATGTGATCCGGATGGAGATGGAAACGGACAGGCCAACACAGGTTGGAACCCGTGTGATGACGGACATCTTGATCCGACATCAACCTCGAATCCACGCCTTTATTCGCCCGGAGTTCTTTTCATTGCTCTTTTCGGTATGCAAGACTTCGATCAGAAACCGCTTTTCGATTTGTATCTAAATGCAATCGTGGCTTTCAAGGAGCGTCGCAATGAGATAGCACGTTTTGACTATGCTTTGACCTCATCGTTTGGGGCCGCATACAGCGTTGCTTCCGAAGACATTCCTGACGGTTACTGGCCTAGCGTAATCGGATCATCTTATCAGCCTTTAGCCTCATCCGACAACTCCATGGGAGCTTCAGTCACACTAGACGAGTCATCAGTTTATGGCAATCGTACTTTGACTGTGAGCATGCCAGACGAGTTTGTCGGATTGTTGGAATTAAGGCTTGATTCAACCATGACCTACAATTCGATAGCACAGAAACCAGACTTCGGAGCTACGATCACTCTTACCCCGAATAGCAGTTCCATGACCGTTTGTAATTACTGCCGATACATCAACACTTCCGGACAACCGACGGAAACCTGGCGGGATGTCAATGATTTGACGATCACCTCTGGTGACATTGCTCCATATGCGATCTTCAACGGTTGCATGAACACGGCCCAGACTGCATACGATGTGGCTGTAAGCTGTGTCTGGACAATTTTCGTCGAGACGCCAGTAACCGGAGACAACACCCTCACTCTATCTACTACGACTCGCGCGGAGGACACTCACATCAATCCAGCTGTGTCTTGCAACTGGATGTTGAATCTGCGCACTAGGACGTCTCAGGGCTACTACCCCGGGGCGCAATTGGTGGACACATATTCGTGATGTGGTTCATCATCACGACCTGGAGGATGTCGTTAAAAGCCTCATTCGGCTCCTGCTTCTGTCGGTGTTTTTCGAAATGCTGGCGAACATCTGAGCCACCTGCTGATGCCACTTAGTGACATTCAAGACCAGCAGCTGCACAGAG